CTTAGGATTAGAAATGAATGAAGTAGAAGAAAAGTGGTTGGATATATGTGATAAGAATAATCTATCACCAACCGATGAATGGAAACTAGCATTGTCATTATTTAGACAATGGTTTAGTGGTAAGAATGCATATAAGGATGTACCCGTTGCTGAAACAGGTGGAAGCAGCAGTTTAATTAAGCAAGCGTTAGGGTTTTTCCTATCTATTGAAGCCGCAAGAGATATGGGTAAGTGGCAAAATGATAGGGTTAAAGCCGAATATGATAGAAGCCCAGAAGAAGCCTATAATACTGGTAGGGTTGCTATCATAACTAAGACTGATGAGGGCTATTCTGCTAAGAAAAAGGACAACACAACAGGAGAAGAAAAGACCGCAATTCTAAAGGAGTTGCCAGCAAATAACTTCTCAGTTGACACAGATAAGTGGATTGTACCTTTGGATAATATGCCATCTTTTGGTGCAAATAAGAACGTAAACTATGGTAAGCCTTTACCCGCCGAACAATTTAGGAGTGCAGGTGTATTTTTAGGAGATGTTAATGGAGAGAATGGAGTATATTTCTTTTCATACAAGGGTGAGGCTTCAAAGACGTTTACCCCAACAACCTTTAAATTAGTGAGTATGAGTGTTATTAGGGATAGTAATTTCCCTAACAGGATTTATGGCTTTAAGGAAGGGACTTTAGAGAGTTTAAAATACAATGCAGACCTACCAGAAGATAGCCGTAAGGATGAACCAACTGTGGTTGAACTTCAAAACTATGCTATGGAACACGCTATGAACCACTATAGCCCATTGTTAGATTTGAATAGGTATCACATGGAATTGCAATCTAAGGATGTTAGAGCAGCCGAAAAGTTTGTGATAACTGATGGAACAGTATCTAGTGTCAATATGACCCCTAATAATTTTGGGACTCGTAGGGTAACTATAACAGATATTAATTCTGACTTTGACTATGATGGTGGCTCTTGGGCAGGAACAACTTGTTGGGTTCCACCACATATTGATATCAATTTTGGTATTGGTTCAAGTGTTGTCTTTGTTGGTAGAACATCACAACGCCGAATGGATGATGGTTCATGGGGAGATGTATCACTTAATGTTAGTGGTATGCTATGCACTGAAAACAAAGGTGTTGTAACTGAACCCTTTGAGTCTGCTGAAGAAGAAGACATTGATTGGTTTTGATTAAATGTATGATATAGAAAATGGAGTAATTCATGGTGTTAGTTTTGCAGTAAAGTTAGAAACTGTAGAATTTTTAACATGGAGTTTAAACGAAGAAACCTCCGAATATTGGGTAAAGTTTCATGTACCCTCTCGCAAGGAAATCAGGATTAAAGTAACTGAGAATGCATTAAGAGAAATAGTAAATGAATGGAACTATGGAATGGGAAAGGTAAATTTAGATTTTGGTGATGAAAATGGATTGGACTACTGATAAAAAAGGTGACGCTGTAAAAAGCAATGATGAAAATGAAGAAGCGGTTGAGAAAACTTTCTTTCAAATACAAAAAGAAAAGATTCTACAACAAATAAAAAATAGATTAGAAAGGGATAGAGCATTTTTGTATTGTTCTGTTACTGGGAATGAAAAAGTAGGTAAAACAGGAATTGTCTTAGATTGTCGAACCGTGGAAGAGATTGAAAAAGGAATGAAAGTTCTTCTATTAGATTTAGATGATGGGGCAGAAGCAACTTGGGATTCTGGTTGGGATAGAACTGAAGATATTATTATCTTCAATCCTTTAGAATTGAAAAGAGATGGTACTCCAGATTGGGATGCCATCTTTAATAATGCTAGAGGATTTGTAGAGTTTGCTAAGGAAATGATTGAAGAAGGAAATGTTAAGGCTTTTATTCTTGATGGGGTAGATAAGGCTTACGAAGGTTCAAGCGATGTATTGCGTGACCACTTGGTTAAGCAACAACAAAGAACAGGAACCATTATTCATGCTTCTGATTCTGTTCATGTTAGTCCATTAGATTGGAAAATAAGGAATAGAATTTATAACCGCTTGTTGGATTTGGTTGGTTCATTAGAATGCGATAGGTTTATGGTTACTCATATGAAACCTTTGTATGATAATATCAATGTACCTGTGCCTATTGGTGAAACCCCTGATTGGCATAAATCTACACCCGCTAGATTTAACCAAATGATACATATAAATACTGTAACAAAAGATGGTGTAACAAATCATATTGCTACCCTTAAAGCAAGTAAGACGAATCCCTCCCTCGTAGGAAAGGAATGGACAATCTTTACTACAAGTGGTCACGATTCAGAAGAAGAAGTGAATGCTTGGTATGGTGTTCTTGAACTACGAGAGGGAACTATATGAGCCATCTTCAAAAAGTTCCATATGGATTATGGAATGATGGGTCTTCAGTCCCCCGTTGTAGTTGCGTAGAATGTGAGAACCATTTAAAAAGGGCTCCATTAAATAGTCCTGATAAGTGTAACATAACAGATTGTGTTTATCACAAGCCCCGACCTAAAGGGTGGCCCCAATCCACCTGCCAATATTCTTGCTTTGGTAAGATGGTAAAGGGTCACGAGGATAAGTTTGCTGGTAAAAAATATTCGTGGTCAGAAGAGGAAGTATAATTATGATGAATGTATCTGTAAATTTAAATGAATTTAAAGATGCAGTTGAGGCAATTTGGCTTAAGGGCAAATATAAGTCCTCAACTGTATCAAAGATAGATGCTATTAGTAATATGGGTGTAGCCTTTATTAAAACTAATAATACACTAACATTGGCTAATGCTAGTGAATCCATTGCAGCGAGTGTTACAATAAGAGCATCGGCAGAAGATGCTAAAGAAGACATGATGGTTATTTTTGACATCGAAAAATTGAATAAATATTTAAAGGTGTTCAAAGAAGACCATCTAATTCTTAGAATTACAGATTCCCAAATGATACTAAAGGATGAATCGCAAAGGGCTAAGATGCAACTATCTGTTGAACACGGAAGCATCGGAGCAATACTCAAAATTCAAACTTTGAAGATTCCAACAGAAGGTATGCCTGTATTTGGTACAACTCCATTGGAAGCCAAACTTACTATTCAAGGTGAAGTTTTGGCTAAAGCAATTAAGCATTGTAATATTGTTGGGACCGCTACATTTAAGATTGATTATAACCAAGAAAGATGTGTAATGTCTTCTGCGAATTTTCATGCAACAGAACATTTTGAATGTGAATTACCTTTAGTAGCCCACGAAGGAGAATCTGCTACGGTAGAATTTTCTGCGCCTATTGATAAATTTTGTATGAGTGGTGTAATGTATCTCTTTTTGAGAGATGACAAACCCATACTACTTATTGGGCCTAATAGAAAATTAATTGTAGCCCCATATATTAGGGTGAGATAATGATAATCAGTGCAATAGATAAAGAAAATATGTTTGCTCTCAGATGGAGGGAAGAAGGTGAAAGAAAAGAAACCACCATTCCGTATTTGAAGGCCCGTCCTTATTTTTTCATTGTTGGTGATGCTCCTGAAAAGAATCGCGTTTATATTAACGAACATGGAGTAAGGCTTCGCGTAGACATATACTATGAAACAAATAAAAACTGGGTATCTCTTGATGGAAGAGAATTAAAAAAGGTTATGTGGAACCCACCAAAACCCGGCTACGCTAGGATGATTAGAAAAGAATGGGAAGAAACTTTTGAAGCAGATGTACCTTTTCATTACCGCTACGCAGTAGATAACCTAACTGAAATACCCGAATACGAATTAAGAAAATGGTATTGGGATTTGGAATGGCAACAAGGCGGAAAACATAATGGTGCAATTACCTGTATGTCGTTTTATGATTCCTTCAATAAGAGAAGTCGTATTTTGTATTGGATTCCTAAAGGTTCTGGAATTAAAAGAAATTTAATTGGACAAGGTTTTTTCACAGAAAAAGAAATGTTAGAAAGTTTCATGACTATTTTAGAAACTGAAGACCCTGATATGTTAATCTCTTGGTTCGGTTCTAAGTTCGATTTACCTAAACTAATTGAGAGGCTTCACGCTAACGGGTTGGACCCCCGAAAACTTTCTCCCTATAATGATGTGAAGGGAGTTTATTTTTCTGATGGGATAAAACTTTCAAAGGCAGCACAAGGCTACAACCCCGTTGAACAACCAGTTAGGGGAAGAATTTTACTTAACCTTGACCTAGCATTTGAGCGTCAATGGAATGATGCACAACGAGGGACACTACCTTCTATGGCATTAGACTATATTGCAGAAACTGTCTTAGGTGAGAAGAAATTAGTGAGCGAAAAATTTCCTGATAAGAATGAGTTTTTCGCTAGAGCATGGTTAGAAGACACAAAACATTATCTTGACTATGCCGTAAAGGACGTTGATTTACTTAGGAGAATAGACGAAAAAAACTATACTTCAGAAGCAATAGTTGCTCTACAAAGATTAATAGTTGCGCCATTTGATGCTTGTTTTTATGCGAGTAATATGGGTAGTATTTATTTCATGAGAAACGCTACATGGAAAGCACCAACAGGAATACAAGGCAAGAAAATTTCTTATAGAGGGGCTTTAATTTATGACCCCTCCATTGAAGGAACAAATGGACTACACGAAAATGTAGCAGCATTTGATTTTGCTGGACTATACCCTTCTATAACTATTGCTCTCAATATTTCATGGGAAACAAAAAGTTTAGAGCCAACGGATTTTGCTGTGAACATTGCTACTCCAAGAGATTTAAGTGAAGAAGAAGATTTAGATTGGCGTTATTATAAGACAGATAAACTTGGAACTCTACCTAAAGCATTATTGGAATTAAAAGTATTGCGTGAGTCTTACAAAGAAAAAATGAAGGCCGCAGAAACCAAAGAAGAGTATGCCAAATGGTATAATAATCAAATGGCTGTCAAAAGATTAATGGCTTCTTTCTACGGCATTGTTGCATATCAGGGCTTTGGATGGGCTGATATTGATTTGGCCGCAAGTATTACCGCAGGTGCAAGAAAGGCAATTAGAATGGCAGCATTCAAGGTGATGGAATTATGAACGAAAAGGAAAATCGCCATCTGATAGAATTGTCAGAATTATTAATGACAAAAATTAAGAATAAAGAAATTACTATTTGTGAAACTTGTGACTCCTTTTTTGAGTATGTTCCTCAAAAGGAATATTGTGATGATTGTAGAAGATATACGCGCAAGTATTACGAAGAGAATCGCGAGAAGATAAATGCGCGAAGACGCAAGCATCGCAAAGAGAACCGCGAGAAGATAAATGCGCGAAGACGCAAATTCCGCGAAGAGAATCTTGAGAAGATAAAAGCGAAAGACCGCAAGTATTACGAAGAGAATCGTGAGAAGATAAATGCGAAACAACGCAAGTATTACGAAAAGAATCGTGAAAAAATAAAAGCGAAACGACGCAAGCATCGCAAAGAGAACCGCGAGAAGATAAATGCGAAACAACGCGCAAAATATCTCGCTAATCCTGAGAAGAAACAAGCGAGTTGCCGCAAATACTACGAAAAGAATCATGAGAAGAGACTAGCGTATCAACGCAAGTACCACGAAAAGAATCGCGAGAAGATAAATGTGAAAGCACGCAAGTATCGCGAAGAAAATCGTGAGAAGATAAACGCGAGAAACCGCAAGTATTATGCTATGAGAAAAAAGAGGAATGTTAAATGAAAGTAATAGTATGTAAGTGTATGCAAACTGGTGCAGATATAAAAATGAAAGTAGGAGATGAGGAAGAATGACAAATAGTAATTGGCAAAATTGGCAAAGAAAAGGAATAATAAATGAAGACTGTTATAATGAATTAAAATTAGCACACGATACTAGAATGATAACTATTAGCCATATTAAAGGTGAAGATATTCGTAGGAAAATAATAAACTTAAAATCTAAGTATATAAATGTAACTAAGCAAAAATATACTCAAGCGGTTCACAACGCTAAAATGTTAGAGGAAGAAGAATGAAATTAGTTTATGGACATACTGATTCTATCTATGTGCAAATGCCTATGGATAAGGCAGAAGAAACTAGAGACTTGTTAAACAACCATGTTAGAAATGCATTTCCTAATCTACTAGAATTAGATGACCACCCAATAACATTAGAATTTGAAAAATACTTCAAGTCTCTTGGTGTGGGTATAACTAAGAATAGAAATGCTGGATTAATTTCTTGGAAAGATGGTAACTATTTAGATGAACCTGAATTTACTATGACAGGATTTACTGCAAAAAGAATAGCCCAAACAGACTTAGAAAAGAAAACCCAATTAGAAATATTAAGAATGTGGGTTGAAGGCAAGTCTGAGTTAGAAATAACAACCACACTCAAATTAAAATACAACACTATTTCAACTGGTAATATTGAATTAAAAACACTTATAAATAGAAGTAGATATAGACCAGAAAGATTCATCTATAAATGTAAACATTGTAATGTTCAATCTACCGTAGAAGAATTATTAAATCATAATTGTGCAAGTTATTGCTTTAAGTGTGGTAACGATACTTCACTAGTAACATTAGAAGGCAAAAATCCTAGCATTGGTTCGGGTGTTGAAGGAGTAATGTGGTGGAATCAAAACCGCAATAATAAACTAGTTGACTCTTATATTTACATAAGAATAATGGATGACCCAATAAGGACATTATATAGAAATCCTTTAAATGGTGTTTACAAAAGACCAACATATATTTCTGCACCTAATGAAAAAAATCTATTAGATTGTAATATAACCCCTGACTACTATCACTATGCAGAGGCAATAGTTAAAAAGGCCAAACCTATCTATGAGGCTATGGGGTGGGACTTTACCCAAATAAGACAAGACATTAATCAAAAGACATTAGATGAGTGGTGGTAAAATGAGAGAATTTACATATGAATGGTATCCAGAAAATTATACCAATGATGGTGCTGACCCAGTATTAAAAATAACTAAATCTTCTTATGGGTCATACAAATGGTGTCCCAAGAAATATGAGTTTTCATATCCTCTAAGATTACCACAAGATACATCAGAAGCAATGATAAAAGGAACAGTAATACATAATAATAGGGAAACCTTTTTTGATGAATTTGATATGCTAAAAGCAGAAGATTTAAGCCATTCAGAATTAATCCAATATAATATGGGCTTGTATCCCATTGATGACTATGGTGATATTTATAAAACAATGGCTAATTTTGAGGCTCAACGATTTGTTGATGCTAGAGAACAAGATAAATTAGATACCTTTTTACCTGTCATTAATGAAGAAATTCTTAATGCTGAAATTAAAATTCCATTTGATTTGAACCCAAAGTGTATCCTTGATAGAGACTATACTGTTCATCTTCAAGGTATCATTGATAGAATGTTTGAAGATAATGGAAAGTATATTCCTATAGAACTAAAAACAGGGCCGTGGAAAGATTATAAACTAACAGGTATGAGAGCAGAAATGTCCTTTTATAAAATGCTTATTGATAATGCACCAGAATATGAATTAGCAGGGGCGGGCATTGATAGTGATAAGGATATTACTCATTGGGGTTGGTATTATCCTGCCTCCAATTTTATCCAAGTTGAACCTGTCAAGAAGGCAAGCATGAATGCTGTATTAAAAGGAATAACTCAATTGATTAAATCATATGAAACAAAAACCTTTGGGGAAAAATACTATTATAAGACTTGTCAATATTGTAGTTTCTATCCTATTTGTGATAAAGCACAATCTGAGGCATGGCTATGAAGTGGAAAGATAAACAGAAACTTCCTAGTGATGTTTGTAATACCTGTGGAAAACCAAAGACGGGTTCTAATTCTAATTGTAGATATTTATGTGGGAAATGTTATTTGAAAGAAGCCAAAGCAAGAAGAAAAGAAAAGGGATTAAAATGAATGGAGAAAAAATAGATAAGTGGTCTGAGAAACACGTTGGTAGCCTAGCATTAGTTAGAACCATTCTAGGTTTCGTGAATGTATTGCTCGCTCTTGTCGTCATAGCAAAATTATTCGATGTGATATAATGATAGAAGATAAAGTAATGAAAAAATTGAAAGGTAAAAACTGGACATTTTCTGAAATTAGTCAGGTAAATGTTTTAATAGATACAATTAAAGAAGATATGTATAATGATTTAAACGCTAAGGAAAAATTAGATTTAGTGTGGGATAAAGTAGTAGATGCGGAAGGAAAAACATTTGGTGAGTTTTTTAAAGCCAATGTAGATTATGTATTAAAAGAACAAATAGCAATAATAATAAAAGCCAAATTAGATGGCGCTAAAATTAATTTTAATGAGGATGATAAAGATGAGATTTCCAAGAGAAGTTTGGGCGGGGAGCCATATAAAGGACGCTCCCCAAATGAAACGTCAGATAGTAAAGAATAAGAGAGAGTTTGTTAATTGGGTAAATGCTTTCAATGGCATAATGAATTGCTATACAACAGTATATGATTATAAACAATTTGCTGAAACTTCAAAAGTAGACTCATCAGTTATTATAGATAGAGCATTTTTAGATTTAGATGCACACAATGAACCTCTTGAAAAAGCCTATCAAGATTTATGTAATATAGAAAGAATATTAGATGACCAAGACATATATTTTAATATGTATTTTAGTGGCAAGGGATTTCATATTATTGTCTATGGGGAAACAGTAAGTGATATTAGAAGCATTCAAGCATATTTCACCGACTTGGCTAAAGATTATCCTACTCTTGATAGGAGTGGAATCCAAACTAATAGGCTTCGTAGAATACCTAACACCGTCAATCTTAGTAGTAAAGAGAATTATTATTGTGTTCCTGTTACGAAAATAAATACTTACTGTGGACTAGACTTCATTTTAAAGAAAGCCAAAACTGGTAATCATCATTCAGTTAAATATGGAAGTAAATTATTAAATTGGCCCAAAGTTAAATCTATAGAAATGTCTGATATAGAAATAGAAGCCCCAAAACCTCCCGGAGAATTACCAATATTACCATGCTTATACAATGCAATTATGGTAGAAAATCCGGGGCATTATGCAAGAGTATATTTAGCACAATGGTATAGAGATATATTAGCAATGGGTGAAAGACATATTACTCAAGAACAACAAAACGAAATTGTTGAAATTATAATGAAGGAGTTTGAGACTATTGCTTCTAATGATGGTATATGGTTGGATTGGCATGAACCTACTACTAGAAGATATGTTAAAGGTATTGTTGCCAATGGTTATCATGCTCCGGGATGTAAGACTGTATTAATTCCACAAGGTTATTGTCCGGGAAAATGTTGGAGGTATTGTGAATGATAGATAAACTAATTATAGACAGTAGAGAAAATTCTAATCTATTTGCTTATGTTGAATCAGAAGCAAGCAGATTAAATATTCCTACAGAAAAACAATGGATAGAAATTGGTGACTATGTTTATAGTGATGTATGTTTTGAAGCAAAATCCACTATTGATTTTCTACAGTCTGTGATAAACAAAAGACTATGGAATCAAATAGATAATATGGATAGACACTATGAACATTCTATTGTGATTGTACATGGGTCATTACATGAATTATTAGCATACCCTAAATTTGTAAATATTAATATTCCAGAACAAATGCTAATTAATAAATTCTATGGGGCAATAGGAAAAATTACATTAGATACAGATGCAAGGGTTTTTTGGACAGAAAGTCCTAAGAGAGCAGCACACCTTATTACAACAATATGTAAGATGAGGCCATTTAATAGGGAAATAATTAGACCTAGTTTATTAAAAAGAATCACTACTGATGATTTAAGAGTAGATATGCTTTGCACAGTTAAGGGAGTTAGTGAAAGTAAAGCGAAAAAGGTCATAGAAAAGTATGGTTCAGTAATGGAGATAGGAGAAGCAACTCCCGGAGAACTATCCATGCTAGATGGCATAGGATTAACAATAGCAACAAGATTAATAGAAACACTAAATAGTGAAGATAAGGTAATAGTATGACTAATAATAATTATACAGAATATGAAGATGAACTGTTTTACAGTTTTATAGATGATAACAAACAAGTAGATAGTAATAAAATAACACTACCCGCAATTGTACAAACTTATACGAATGATTGCACAATGGCTTCCAATTTTAATTCTATACCCGCATCATTGTCCTTTTTTGTAATGTTAGGACAATTATGCAAAGATATGATTGCTATTCCTAGCGGTGTCAATATAGATGATACTAGACTACAATTCTTATGGCTTCAAACTTCGGGAACAGGCAAATCAACATTAACAAATTGGTACAAACCAATTGTAAGAAGAACATTTGAACTAATTAATTTAGAGCATGGTACTAATTTCAATATTTTTGATGTAACAGATTACACAGATGCAGCCTTAATAGGTTCATTTGAAAAGAGAGAAGAACAAATTCTAGAAGATAACGGACAAACTAGGACTGTAATGGTTGATACACCCATTCCCGGTCAATTAGAAGGGGATGGATTAGCCATGTGGGATGAGTTTGAATACTCAGGTGTATTTAAACAATCTCAACACAAGGAAAATTCTATTGTAT